GAGCCGCACCCGCGTCAGACTGGCAAATTCACCGGATAATTCGGCGTAATCAAACGTCATACTAATCTGCGGCTGGCCAATGCTCTGGTCATGGATATAGGCCTGTGTCACTTCGCGTAGGCTGTCTTCGTCCGTCACACCATATTCACTGGCATCAAAATCTTGAATGCGCTGGTGCTCGTATTGATGACCATTTGGCGCTAATACACTGACATACTTTTCAGGCAGCGTGACTGTCACTTCGGCCACTTCTTGTGAGGTGTCGTCGTTATCGCCACTTGGCTCAACATCAGTATCATGCTCAAACGTCATCCATTCAGACTTAATCCATTGATTATTGCCAAGGTCATACCAAGTATCACCACCTGCAGATGCTTGGCCATAGATTTTCCACTGAGAACCAGATGGCAAATATTTACCCGTCTTCTTGTTCCAAATCCCAGGTTGAACATACACCGGCACTTTACCAGCCACTTGCGGACTATCTTCACGGTCGTCTGTTTTTTCCTGCGGCTGTACATCCCGTGGATCACTAAAATCAAGATACTGACTATCAATCCATTGGTTACGCCCAAGGTTGTACCACGTGGTTGATTGATTATCACCAATCCCAAAAATCTTGTAACGCTGCTTGTTTTTCACATATTTTACAACGCCTGACTTCATGGTCGGTTCAGTCCAAATTGCTACTTTGCCTTTGTCAATCTTGACCGTTCCAACGCCGAGCGCATTATTGACCATATAATCTAGCGATTTATCAAACGTGATGTATTGCTCGTCAATCCACTGGTTACCGCCCAAGTTGTACCAAACATGGTCTTGATAATCCGTTGCCTTCTTGTATAGCTTGTAAGACTTACCATTAACCAGATACTTGCCGGTTTTTGATTTACCCGCCCAAGGACTATTCCAAATGGCAACGCCGCCGCGCCCTAAATACTGAATTGTAAGAACGCCAGGCAGAGTTTCTGTTTGTCGTTTTGACTCCTCGTTGTCCAAGTTGTAAGCAATACTACCAATACCAATTACTTTGTTACCAACAGTTTGAATTTGGCTTGTATTGCCCTTGTCGAACGTGATGTAATTGCCATCGATCCATTGCTTGCCACCGACGTTGTACCATGTGTGGTCCAATGCGGCTCCAGTTTCGATATAGCTGTATATCTTCCAACGGCTACCAAGCTTCAACTCTTTGCCAGTTTTGCTATGGTCTTTAAATGGAGAGTCATAAACTGGCAGCCCTCCTGATCCAACCCACTGCACCATGCCAATCCCTGATAAAGGTTTAATGTTGCTCTCGTCGCCAGTATCTGATGAAGCACCAGGTGTGTATTTCGCAAATGGCCGAACAGCAGTGTAAATGCCATCCAGGCTGTTGCTATTTTGATAGCTGATCAGATTTTTTCCAGGCTTAATGACGATGCCATTGTCACGGCCAACATTATGTTCGAGACGAAATGAATAGTTATCAAACCACCACTCTGCCTTATAAATCGATGTGAAGCTTGGCTTGGAATCATCGCGGCCAAACATCAAGTCTTGGGCCGATGAATTATCACTCATTGACCAGTTAATAATGGCCACATCTGAGATTGAGGAAGTGATTGAAATAGGCATTGGTTCGGCCAATGAGTCTAAGAATTTAGCAAAAGCCTCACTCGGGTTGGCATTAGCCAAGCTAATATCATTAATCAAGAGATTGCCAAAAAGGTCGCCACCCACATGAGTAGCGACCACGGTAATCTCTTTTTCATCTGACCAAGATGTCTCAGATGAGTCAATCCGGAACATTTGGCTTGACCAATCGTCTCCAGCATCAACTACTAAAATACGATCGGGCTCTAGTAGCTCGACTGCTTCTTGTGAGAATTCATATGTGAGTGTGATCTGTGGCACCTGGTCATAGGTTGAAGTAACGGTAGCCGTGAGTAATCCTGGCACATGGCCAAGTCCCATTGATGACCGATCATCGCTTGTCCGCTCATAAAGCAGTGGATTGGTTAAAGCAGTTGTCGCCATCGTGGCTGCACCTCCAAACTAATACCACTGACATTGATAATATTGTCGCCTTGTTTGAATGTCGGAAAGGCATAGTTGTCAAATCTTAACAGAGACATCACGGATCGCTTTTCTGAGTCATAAGCAATCTGCAAATCAGAATCAATCCAGATGTCACCATTGAGATTGACAATCTCATAGCTCGCACCATTGATTGAAAAACTCCCAGATCCCGTACCAGACACATGAAACAGGGGATGTGATTCTGTCACAGACTCATCATGGAAATTTTGGCTATCCATTACTGGCTGCCAAATGAATCCACCCATTTGATATAGGAACGGCTCCATTGAAAAGCTAACGGTCAATGTGCCCTGGTCGCCAGTAACTGACAGTGCCGATACTGCTGTCGGTACAGCGTTAAAGAAGTAGTTTGGCATCTTAGTCCAAATTAGTTGACGATACTGATCAGCAGGTTGTGAATACAACCACGTCATCACTCGACTGCGAAGCGTCATCAACTGTTGCGTGGGCTGATAACCAGTAACTAGTGGAAATTCCTGCACAACATTGTTAAATCGCTTAGAGGTTGAAATAAGGCCACTTGAGCGACCATTAATCTGCTTAATTTCGTTTTGAAAGACAGGGGCTTGCCAGCTAAATCCAGACGTAGTCATGTATAAACCAAACTCAGATGATGAGTGCCCCAAATATTCCAATGACGCATATTCATTCACGCGCGAGCACCTCCTACCCGTCTAACATTAGATGCTTCTTTGGCCAATCCCTTAGAAATCAACGTAGTGAGATAAGTTGATAAGGTCTTCCCACCAATCTGGACTGGAACCTCTGCTGATAAGCCATCGGTTCCAATAGCCGTCAATAGCGCAACAATAGCTTGAAGTAGCGAGTTATTAGTCTCTAACAGCTCTTGAAGTTCGCCACCACGGTTCTGGCCAGATTTATCATCATTATTAGTACCAAACATTGCGTTGACTTGGCCAAGTAGTTCGAATGCCCGACTGCGCTTTGTAGCCGACAGTGGGATAGCCATTTCTGGCCCTGCTTCGCCGAAGATTGATGGTTGATCAGCATAGCCGCCATTGGCAAAACGGCGAGCACCATGAGGACCGTTGTTTCTCCAATCCCACTTGTATGCTCCATTCCAACTTGGATATGTGACATAACCTATAGAATTTTTCCAATCAGAGTTATTGAAGAATGTCACAAAGTTATCAAGCACACTCGACCGATTATTGTGTCCCGGCATTGCGTAGTAACTCCAGGTTGACGGAATATACTGCAGCAAGCCAACGGAAGCCATACCGGCCTTAGCATTACCATCCCAATTGTTCGCAACACCAGCATTCCCACCTGATTCAGACATTGCCGTGTTGGCCAATTCCTTAATGAAACTATCAGATGGGTCTACTTTCATGATTGAAGCAGCCTTCCGTGCAATTGCTTCAAGCTGTGGTAATGACTTCATCGGGCCGCCCTCAGAATCACCGCCGCCACCGGTAAGTGGCGCGATAAATTTAGACAGCCAGTTGAATACGCCAGAACCGAGTTGAGACTTAACTAACGCGGCTAGGCCTTTATCAGTCTTGGATTTCTTACTACTACCATCAGATGTACCGTGCATTTGGGTGATATCTTCCCAACCGGCAGTAGATGAACCGCCAATCGAGAACATCGGGTGTTTTGTCACACCCACGTGAACGTGATTGCCTGATGGGCCAAGAGTTGCCAAGGCGTCACCTGTTTTGACTGTGTCACCGGTCTTAACCCGAATGCCAGCGCCACTGTCGTACTTGCCGTTAAGCTCTTGATAGATGACTGAATAACCGTCATCACCGCGAACAACAACGGATTCGCCAATACCACTAGCGCCGCCCCAACCTGCAGGTGCGCCACCAACGCGGGTGACAGTTCCACCGTGCATCGCGTGAACAAGTGAAGCGCCACTAAAGTCAACACCATCATGGGCACTATAACCACCAGCTACCGCGCCACGATTACCGAATGGTGATGAAACGCCCCAACCAGCACCTGGAGTATGTGCCCAAGGACCGCCTTCGCCACCACCGTTTACAGAATCGTCAAACAGATTCCACATGGTCTGCCACCATTTTTCCATTTGGCCGGTGACAGAGTTTTTCATCATGTTACCCAAAGCCTTTGGAATTTCACCAGCAATGCCGCCAAGTCCCATCTTGCTACCAATCATATTTTCAAACGATTGGATAGGATGAGCCACAGCGTTAGTGATCAGCTTGAGTTTGTCGGCCACGCCACCAATAGCACTTTGAATCCAGCCAAATACACCGGTACCAGTTGCAAAGTGTGTGATGCCGGCATTGTTGAAAAGCATTTTTGTTTCAGAAGCATTAAGCACTTCATCACCAGGTGATAAAACGTCCAACACATTCTTACCAGGGTGCATGTATGACCGGCCGTCGTTCTTAACCACAAGCTCGCGGTTATCAGCTTCGGGACCGTCATTTAGCATGGCGACTGTTGGCTGAGTGATTGCTCGACGAGTCCCAGAAATGGCACCAGTACCGGTAGCAAACTTCTTGATTTTGCTAATCAGTCCAATTGTTTCTTTCTTGCCACCGAACAGATGAATAACACCGTTAATACCACCAATACCTGAATTAATGATGCCTATAACATCATTCAATCCATCTCTAGCAGCATTTTTAATTCCCGACCAAATACCACTAAAGAAATCAGAAAGGCCTCCCCATGTGGAATTCCACACTTTGCTAATGGACCCAAGAACTGTAGAAATAACGTTTGAAATTCCATTTATTGCGCCACTTATCGTCCCAGTTATTGTTTTCCAGATTGTGACACCAATGTTTTTTATATCAGTCCATACATTTGACCAATTTCCATGAACAATATCAAGGACAGTTTTGATGACTGATGAAATAGTGTCCATGGTTCCCTTAACCAAAGGCTTGAAAGTTTTCCAAACAGCTCCAATGACGGAACCGACGATTTTCCATCCTTCATTCCAGACAGAACCTATAATTTTCATTCCGCCCTTAATAGCTCCGCTAATGGCGCCAATGCCAATATCGACTGCCGGTTTAATTATCTTCCAGGAAATCGATACGGCCGTGGACATGGTTTTCCAAGCAACATTCCAAGTGCTAGTAATCAAAGCACTAGTAACTTTCACAATATTCCCGATCAACTTCATGCCTGAATTAACAACGGGTTCTATTTCTTTCCATACCTTTCCAAACGTCTTTTTCAAGCTATTCCCCCATGAAGCAACAACTTTATTTACAGGGGCTAAAAATTTACCGATTGATTTAGTTATAGGAGAAATCACTTTTCCGATTGAATTAGTTATGTTATGTGCATTGAGCCCCACGGTCTCAATAAAACTAGTTGGCTTTGTTTTTTTGCCTTGTTTATTCCAACCATCGACGAATTGTTTAGCTCCCTTGCCTCCCCATTCTCCAATGAAATGCCCAATTCCGGCACCAATCGCAGCACCCTGTGGTCCTCCGAAATATAGTCCGACACCTCCGCCAATCAAAGTTCCAATCGACTTTCCCCAATTTTTAAACTTAGAATCTGGAGATTTCGATTTAAATGCGTCAAAAATATCAAATCCAACGGTGGCACCCGCGCCAACAAGCGACGCACCCTTTGCCACAGTGCCAACTCCCTTAGCAAATTTGCTAGCCGTGCCAACCTCTTTGGCTGCTGTGCCAACTCCGCTAACCGGGCCAACACTCTCTACCGAATCTGCAATGGTAGCTACTTTATCAATCTTTGGTTGCTTAAATGAGCTAATTGTTTTAAAAGACGCTGCTAGTTGTGCGGTAGACGTAACAAAATTGGCCAAACCTTTGACAGCAACCATTGCAATAAAGGCATCAGACGCCTTCTTGATTCCGTCCTTATTTTTGGCCAAATTATCCATTACATCTTTAACTACATTCATAGGGTCTTTGCTTTTAGCTGCATTGCTGCTCAGTAGCCCAAACTGCTCTGCAATAACTTTGGCAAATCCAGAAACTGTTTGCCAAACATCCATACCAAATGTTTTAGCAATACTCCAAACATCAGTTGCAATACCTGTAATCTGCGTACTGTGATTTGCAACATAGTCAACCAGCTTAATACCGTAGCCTGATGCAGTTGCCAAGCCTTTGCCCAAGTCCACAGCCGCATTTTGGACAGCACTTGAAGTGAGGAGCTTTGATAGGGCACTCATTCCAGTATTTTTCACTTCTAACAGTGGCGCGGTCATTTTCGATTTGAGAGAAGTCCACGATCCATTAATTTGGGCCATAGCCCCTTCACTAGTCTTGCCAAAGTCATCAAAGGTTTTGCCTGAAGATTTTCCAACCTTGATTAACAAGTCCTGAAATTTATCCGAAGTGATTGTCCCATCAGAGACCATCTTGTTGAATGCGCTTTGGGATACTCCAGCTGCAGAAGCTAATTGCTCGCCCAGAGCCGGTGCGGCCTTTTCTAATTTAGCTAGTGTACCAGTAGTGATTTTCCCGCTTGCATTGGCTTTGACTAATCCTTTTACAAAGGCTCCAACTCCATCATCGCTTAACCTTGAAGCAACACCAACAGCTGTGATTCCCGTGGCCAGTTCCTTTGTCTTATCAGTATTGCCCGCTGTCATCGTATCTAATTGACGCTGCATATTTATGATGGTCCCGCCGGTTAACCCAGACTCACTACGCAGGTAAGCCATTTGAGTACTGAGACCCTTGATTGCTTCCTGGCTCTTCCCCATAGACTCCCATGTTGCTTTAGTTTTTTCTCCACCTTCGTTTAGTTCCAGTCCTTCTTTGATGATATCTTTGAATTCACCAGATAACGTTGCCCATGCATTAAGAGCAACATCACTAATTACATTTGCGCCTAAAACGGATTTAAAGATGCCCGGAGTTTTTCCCGCCTCATCGTTAGTTTTATGAATTGAAGACCACAAACGTTTGAATGGAGATTCAGATACTTTTTGTGTTTCGCCAGATAAACCAGACATTTCGGATTTAGTTCTGGCCATTTGTGTCGCAACATCATTGAGTCTGATTTCTTGCTTATGATAAGCATCAGAAGTCTTACCCGACTCAGAAGCAATCCGCTGTAACTCGGATGTCTGCTTCTCATACAGCGACTGCATCTCAGAATAAGAAGATTTGAGTCCATTCATTTTGACTTTATTGGCTTCTTCTTCACGGCCTTCTGCTTGCAGTCGAGTAACATAGGATTGAGACGTTTCAGTAATCTGCTTGAGTGCTTTTTGAGAATCAGCAACACCAGATTCATAATACTTCCATGATTCTTTGGCCTTTGCCTGTTGAGATTCCATCGAAGCAAGTTTTGAGTTTGCCTGTTGAATTTGAGTTCCTAGTTTGGCATACGACTCTGCACCCTTGTTAGTCGATTGATCAATTTGTGCCTGTTCATTTTTTAACTGTGAAAGATAATCCTTTTGTTTGTTGACTGAGTCAGACAATCCATCATATTTAACTTTCGCAGCGCCAAGATTGTCCCCTGCCGTCTTGAGTTGTGTCTCTTGAGCCTTCCATGCACTTGTCAATCCGCTGACTTCTGACTTGAGAGAACGTAAAGTTTGAACAGATTGTTCACCATCAAGAGATATTCGAGTATTAAAATCACCTGCCGGAATTTTACCTGCCATAATTTAATTCATCCTCCTTTCTCACATGATTCCAAGTGATTGAAGCCAGTCTAGTGGGTCAACTGGGCGATCTTCCCTTGGCCGAGCCTTAAGAACATCAAGCAAATCATAATAATCTTGGCTGTCATAATCAGCCGGTAAAATATGAAGCTCTAAAAGTGCCTGCTGCTTGTTATAGTCCAAATCTTCGATCATATTATTCAGTTCAAATAATCGTTTACTTGGCGTCACTTTTTTGGTCAGATTCTGTGTCTTCCCCAGGCTGAATTTGCAGAACTTTTCGCATAATCTCATTGGCCAATTCCTGTAATTCCGGAACCTCTAAGTCCTCTAACTTCTCAGCCTTTTGAGCATTCAGATGCAGTGTATCAGTGATGAATTCGCTGAGTTCATTTAACCGATTAATTTGGGCCGTTAAAACTTCAACAACAATTTTTGGATCTTCGGAATTTGCCTCACTACGTTCTTCGTCTTCAACTGCCCATTGCGCTGTATTACGCATCATAACCGTTGCCTGACGAACGTTCTTTGTCGTTGTCTTAATTTCAATTGGGGTCTTATATCCTAAAATCTTTGCGTTTACTTTTACCAAAATTGATTCCTCCTAAACTCGTCTCATGTCTCTCGTCTCTGTCTGCATTACTGCCTACTTGCCTGTTTCTTCGGTTGGCGCAGTAGCTGAGCCATCGCCTGTTGGGACTGTTGCTGCAGCGTAGCCTGGGAACACTTCATTAAGCATCTTTTCCCGGTCAAACTTGGCGTTTTCCGCATAGAAAATCTTGTATGGTGCACCATCGGAAACACGGGCGTTTGCAGAGAATGTCAACGCGTCATTTACCCGAACTTCGTTTTGGTTGTTGGTTTGCAAGTTTGCTTCACCACGAACCATGTTGCCACCGAAGAACGCGATGTTAATGTCCTTCTTTGTGGCCACGTCTTGTGTAGTGACGATTAAGGCCACGTTTGGAATCAAGCCAGATGTTGCAGTGGCAGCACCCATTTCATCGATGATCATGCCAACCAGCTTGTCGCCGATTTCGTGAGGTAAGTTGTTAGCACCCAAAACAACTTGGGGTTGAGCAACACCGACTGAGTTATCAGCAACGGCATTGGACCCGAAAATCTTTTGCAAAGAAGGTGCTAAACCAGTGATGTTAGCCTGCGTAGCACCCATTGCGGTGGTTAGATTGGCTTCAAAGATACCTTGTTCAGACAAACCTTTCGTTGTGTCCTTAATCAATTGCCCCTTTTCATCTAACATACCTACCGTGAAACTTTTTAACCCTACATATGCCATTTAAAATCTCTCCTTTGATTGTTTGAACTGCATGACTTTTGTCAGCTGTTTCGTGTCTGGATCAGTCGTGTGGCCAGGCGCATAAACTTGCGTCCAACCAGCGCTTTCGAAAGCATTAAAAATGGCCCGTTCAACAGCATCCGATGACGCGGTCGTGAACAGACCATAAAAGATATTGAGAGCAATCACGCTCTCGAATTCAGTTGTTTTGTCACTGCCAAACCTATTCGGCTCTTGGTCAATGACCTCAGTGATTAAAATCACCGTCTTACTAGCATCGTTGTCATCCACCGGAATCATCCGCGAATAAACATTATCGACACCATCAATGTTGGCCGCCTGTAGTAATTCGGCAGCTTCGGCGATGGCACTAATGGTCGCCACCTCCCTTTAATTCCTTGTATTTGGATAGCATTGCTTGTTGAACGGCACCTTTCGCCGCTTGTTGAGCCTTGTCAACAAAGTGCAAGTTGGCCATCTCTTTCTCCGACATCTTGCGTTTGCCGTTGTTGGTGATTCTGGCCACAAAATCAAAATAGTGATCAGACCACCCAACATCAGTATCGCCTGTTGTATTGCCATCGGCGGTCTTGCCGGCCGTGTAAGTGACCGTCTGATTAAGGTGCTTAGTCTTGCGCTTCGAAGCGTGACCAGCCCGCTTTCCCCCGCCACCGTAATTAACCGAGCTCACTGGTGTCTTGGCCTTCAATTCTTTAGCAAAGGCTTCTGCACCTGCGCCAGTAATCTCTGCTTTTTCAGCAGGGGTAATCTTAATCGCTTCTTCGACTTGGTCATACCATTTCTGGATGGCATCTCCGAAATCATCAGCCATGGCCCTTCATCTCCTTGAGAGTGATCAGGTCATAAGCTAATGGCCCTGGTGTCGGGTCTTGGTTGACGCTGACAATTTGGTAGACCTTCCCAGCATTTCGGGCGTGGGTAAAGCCGTCAAACGAATGTTGATAGTGGACGACAAAAACAATCGTGTCCTCCAGATCAGTCCCGTGGATTTGATACTGTTGGTTGATTGTCCGGCTCCATCTTGCCGCCAGCATTCGCCGCTGTGCTTGAAATGTTGGTACCGGCATCAGATTCTGGTTCGGTACTTCCTTCACCGTCCCCAGCTCCAGAAGTAGGCCCAGCCGTGCCGGGTTGGCTAGTTGTACCATCGTCGTCATCCCCTTTCCAGCGCGCCCGCAGCTGCCCCACGATGTTATTCAACACCAGATTTACCTCGGTGACATTGCCTGTCCCAATAGCGGCAGGATTTTGATAATAGGCTGTGGCCAAAGCTAAAACGGCCACCTGATAGAGCGGCTCATTATCGGCCGATTGAAAGAAATCTTCGTCGGCACCAACAGCTGATTGAACATAACTTTTGGCAGCCGTCAGGTAACCGGTGAGCAAAGCATCAGTTTGAGCATCAATGGCTGCGTCGCCAGTGTCTAAAATTCGTAGTGAAGCTTTTAGACTGTCAATGTCGATTGCCATTTAATCGCCTACTTTGATGGTGCAGCGGCTGCAGCGGCTGGTGCTTGGTCAGCAATAGCCTTAAATGAGCCCCAGACAAATGCTTCGTCGTCAGTCGTTTCAACATCAAAGCGATCAATGACACGCACCTTGGTTTGGTCCTTTTCAAAGGCACCACCGCCAATGTTTGTGGTCAACAGGCTCATGTTTTCGCGGTCAAACAATGTGACAGCTTGCTTCAAATCGCCATAACCAAATGGATGTGCACCTGAAACGTCAGGCAACCAGCGGTCTTCAATGACAATCACAGTCTTGCCTTCAATCATCTTGATTTCTGGATTTGTGACACTTGGTTGTACCAAGTAACGTCCTTGGGCGTCCTTAACCTTTGAGATTGCCGCAAAGCCAGACTTGTTTGTGATGATAAATGATGTCGCTTGAATTGCAGCGTCAACGCCGGTCAAGATAACGTCCTTGACGTCATCAAAGTTGGCAATTGTTGGCTTGTTAGGTAATTTGGCGATTGCATCGATGATGGCCTTGTTGCGGGTCACAACGACCTTTTTCGAAATCCAGCCAGATAACCATGTCAAGATGTTGTCAGCAGTGTCCTTGAGTAAGCTGTTGGTGAGGGTTGAAATACCTGCGTACCGCTTAATAAGGTACTTAACCAAGTGCAGCTTAGGGTCGTCATTATCACCGATTGCTGCATTTTCATCGTCGAGGTTTACCAGCGGTGTGATGTCGCTAAACTTTTCGTAGACACGAGAACCATTTGATGTAGTCACTGATTCAACGTTGACGTATTGTTGCAAGGAATCGTATTGCCGCATCAAGGTATTGATGGTGGTCTGAATGTCGCTTGGAATTGTTAAACCAATAGCGTTCCCAGATTCATCAGTATCAGATGTAATCAGATTCATAATTTCTGGCTTGCCGGCGATCATGTCCTTAAAGTCTTGGACAAACTTGTCCTTCATGTCAGTTTCAGGCTTGTCTAGTGGCTTCTTTTCCTTGTCGTCCATGGCCGCCACTTGTTCAGCGCGTGCCATTTCATATTGGTCCTTCAAAGCATCACGACGAGCAATGGCTGCGTCCCGCTTAGCAACATCATCCTTAAACGTTGCTTCTTCGGTTGATTCGTCCAATAGGGCGTTGTTGATTGTTTGATTAAGGTCAGTCACCGCTTGGCCGGCTGCAATCCACGCGTCGTGTAATTCGTTTACGTTATTCATTTGGTTTCCTCCTAATTTTTGTGCAATAAAATAGCCAGCTTGCGATCTCGCAAAGTTGGCTTGTTTTCGTTATTTGGTTGTTTTGGTGCCGGCTCCTCATCTGGAACCTTATTCAGCAAGTTGAGCAACTTGTTTACAGCTGCTTTGCTTGGAATTGATGCAACAGAGTTAGTGACAAGCGGCTTTGATTCGTCAACAAACATGATTTCATCCGCGAACCCCTTATCGACTGCATCTTTAGCTGTCAGCCATGTTTCATGACTCATCAGATTAAGTAAATCGCCTTCGGACATGCCAGTTTTGGCTTCATAAGCCGCCGCAATAGACTTATCGACGTTATCCATAACCTCTGATTGATGTGCCATATCATCTGAATTGCCAGCCACTGCTGTCGATGCACGATGAATCATTAACATCGACGTTGGTGACATACTGATTTTGTCCCCAGACATGGCGATTACCGAAGCTGCAGAAGCCGCCAAACCTTGAATTACAACATTGACATTGCCTGAATAAGCTTTAATGGATGAGTAAATTTCAGCTGCAGAAAATACATCGCCGCCATTGCTTGCCACATTTAGTGTGACGTCCTCGCCATTTGCCGAGGCAAGCTGCTGATGAATTGCAGCTGGATTAACATGAGCTACCTTCACATAGTCATAAAGCCGAGCTGTATCGTCATCCACCACATCGCCTTTAATATCAATTACTGTCATTAATTTTCACCTCCCTTCAATGAATCTTCATCAATTGGATCAGGAAGGTCATTGTCCAAAAATCCTGATTGCTTGAGTAACCATGTCGCTTGGTTCACAGCAAGTACACCGCCGGTCGTCAGCGTGTTCACCATAGTCGCCAAGTTATTTCCTGCTGGATCTAACGCAGGTCGAAGATTGGCCGTTACTGTTGAATTCATTTTGTTATCAAGCTCACCAATAATTGCTTGAGCATAGCGATTAAGCGTGTTTGTGTACATCCCCTGCATCATCTCGATTGATGATTGTTGATCACCTTGGCCGCCCAGATAGCTGTCAGGCAGGCCGTAAACTTTGGCGATTTGTTTGCTGGTCCAATCCGTCTGTGATAAAAGACTGGCAACATCTGACTTAATTTCAAGAGTTGTGTAATCTTCCAGGTCATCAATAACAATTGGCCCACCTGACGACTTGGATTGCTGGCGCATAAATTCTCGTGACCGTTTAGCTTTTTGTTCAGCGTTAAGTAATCCGCCTTTATTAACCTTCAAGATACCTGGGGCATTGATGGATTGGTTGAGAGCGTTCATAGTCAGTCGATTACTTGCATCCTTAACAGACAGCTCGCTATTTAACGCGGTCAGTGGACTAATCCCAGTCATACCGCCATTTTGGGACAGGAGACGAATATGAATCATATCTGATTGTGGAATTGCTTGAACCACACCGATGTTCGGTTCATCAAAAGTCACGTTGTATATCAAGCCAGAACCATCCTCTAACAAGAACGGAGACACCTGGCTAGGCCGTAGATATTCCCATCGCAAATCGACACCATTCACGTTGCGCCACCGATAAGCAAAAGCCTCACCGGACAACAGCATTTGAGCTGCCATTGCTTGCCAAAAAGCGTGACCGTTAGTCGTAACAGACGGGTTATTAATCATTGATTGCACGCGACTACTGTCAGTGGTGTATGTCGTAGTGGCCAGGTCGCTTGAAATCTGTGAGACGACCGAATACACATCAGAGTTCTGCAATGCCTTAGACGCACTGATATAGCTTGATTGGCCATTAAGGGTCGTGAAGTTAAAAACGGCATCATCAGACAGAATCGAATTGGCGGTGAGCTGGTTATTAAATCGTGGCTTAAAAATCGGCATTAATTATCACCTCCTTTCGCCGCGATCACTTCGGACAACCAGCCAACTGCGAATAAGCTCACAGCCAGCGTCAGGCCAAACCAGACGACGCCTAACTGCCACATTGTCACGTTTAGGACAACAATGCCGGCGACAAAGCAAAGCACGTCAAACACGCTCCAAATCGATAATAGCAATCGTTTAAAAATCATCTTCATCACCTCCCAATAGCCCCGAATCATCACTTTCAAACCATTCCTTGATTTGCTCTTTGGTCATCCGGTCAATCTGCTTACTCTTATCGTTAATGTCTGCATAATCTTCAAAGTGATACATAGCTTGGTATAGTGCATCGATAATGGCATCGACCACATCAATCTTGAGCGTGGCCTTGGCCTTATCCACTTGAATGCCAATCTTGTCCTCAATAATTTGAGCGTTGATTAATGCCTTGGCCATGATTGGATCATCGAGGCGAGTCAATGACGATTCAACAAAAATCCGTTGCAAGAATTTCGTTGGGTCTTTAAGCTCACTTGTCCGTTGCCTGATAGCAGTGAGTGGCCAGGCCGTGTTGACTTCAAGCTGCTTGATTGCCGGTGTTGCGCCCCAAGCATCATAACCAAAAAAGACAACCTCCAATTGGTTGTCTTCCACATAATCCATAAGCCACTGATAAACCTGGTCATCATTGATTAAGCCTTGAGGGTGACTGGTAATCGTACAAAAACCGTTCTTTTCGGCATCGCGATAATTGATTCCGTCCTGCTTTTCCTTGGCCTCAATCGACCCCGCTTTTTGCCACGGGATAAAACTGTGTTGCTCGACGTGCCATTTCGTTTCTGCTCCATCCATGTAGGGATAGGCAAATGCAAGCGCAGTGTTATCGCTAAACATAGAATAGTCAAATCCGATGTAGACTTGCCGCCCTGTGATATCAAAATCAGGAATGATTGCACGTTCAATATCTGACAACTTCAAAAAGCTGGTTGCCGATTCTTGAAGCCACATGTTGAGATTCTTAATCTGGAAGTCAGACAGTTTCCCTTGTCGTGACAAGCTATCTCGCTCATCCTTCAAACCTGACAAAAGCACTGCAGATTGGCTTTCCAACCCCAGCAGCGGATTACTCTTAATCCACGTTTCAGGCTTATAGGTCTCGGTCAAATCATCTTGGGACCAGATTAGATACAGAGCACGGTCATCCTCACGGGAGTAATCTTGCTCCATCGTTTGGATACCGCGTTTTTGTTCATCATGAAATGGCACACTCGGATCGGGATATGAAGTTGAAATCTTTAGAAAAGCGTGATTAGGCACCTTGACTTGTCCAGATGATATTTTAGACACCTTGTCATAATTTCGGAGTTCACCGATTTCATCGAAAACGGCGATTGTGAAGTGAAACGAATCATATTGCCCTGATTCGTGAGAGATAGTCCGCATCACATTATTGGGCTTCTTCAGCACAATCTGGCTCGACTGAATCTTCATCTGAACATCTTTCGCAAGGTCCTTGAATGGCTCAATCTCCGCCACCTTTGCAAGCATAGTTGAGATGTAGCCATAGAGCTTGCTTGTCTGCTTGAAGTTGATGGATGAGACCAGGTAGTCCTGATTGCTCAAACCAATAGACTCAATCAAAAACGAATATGCCAGCACAATGGCCATCAGATACGTCTTGCCCTGGCCACGGGCTACTGAAATGATTGCTCGTGTGAAACGCTTGTTGCCCTGCTCGTCGCGCCACCCAAATAGTTGTGTCAAAATAAACTGCTGCCAGGGCATTAATTCACTTGGCTCACCAGTATCTACATCAGGGCAGATTGCAGCAAATTTTAGAATGTTGTCGGCCCGCTTGGTCGAGTATTTGAATTGAAAGGTGCCATCCTGCTGCCGCTGCAAGTCCCGCAAGTGCCGAAAAGCAGCCAGCTTAATGTTGTACCCAGCCAGTTGCTTGCCATCCAAAACATCAAGCGCATATTGAGTACCCAGGTCACTTTGATACCTGGCACGAATCGCTGAAAAGTCACACGACTGGTAGGCACCGTCAATATCGTGAGTCTGAATTAGATCAATCTTCATTGAAGAACTCCCCTATCTTTTTAGTCGTATCACTTGGCACTTTGGCATCTGCTGGCTTAACTTCACCTGCAGGTTCATCCAGAGCTAACAGTTCTGCTCGTGACTTTGGTGATAGGCCCAGCTCTGCACCTAACTTGGCCAACTTTGCGACTGCGTCTGAATAAATCAGCGTTGATGGATTGCGCTTATATCCAACAAAATCACGCGAAGCTACTTCACCTGTTGTTGGCGATAATGATGTCTTATAAAGTTCAACCACGCTGCCATGTACTTGGATGTGTTTCAGCGCTGTACGGTAAATTTCGTACTGAGAACAGTACAGCTCAAGCAGATTTGCATCGACTCTGGCAACATTATTATCATCATTCAAAACGGGGGCTAATTTGCGCCACATGGCCGAACCGATACGTCCAAGGTGTTTTGGCGGAGTTGACGCTATAACGCCACCTGTTGATGATTTTTTAACAGATTTGGGCACTGTATCAACTCCTTTCGGTTGGGTACCCCCTGATTTAAAAATTTTCTCAAAACCAACTTTTTTATAAGAAGACGGCTATGTGTGCGCTCCTCCGTTATTCAGGTAAGGGGCGGGGTTGAAAAAATTGGAATGTCTTTTGCGTCTCGAATAATTTTTGCGCCGGTCAGATTATTTTCGATGCCGGTCCCGTAATATTCTTGCTCCCAGGCGGTCTTGAGTTTGTGGGTCGCGGGCGAACATGTTATGAGATTCCCCGGGTCACTCATTAACTCGGGCGCTACCTCGATTGGAACGATATGGTCCACGGTGTTCCCTGGCTGATATTGACCAAGCAGCAGCCCGTACTGATCCATGTGATTGTCCCGATCTAACACCTGTTGTCTCAATGATTGCCATTGCTTTGACTTATAAAAGGCATACTGTTCAGCCTTGCTAACGTTTCTATTCCGAGTAACCTTGTTGTACTTGGCTTGATAGGCTTGCTCATGACCTCTTGCCCACTTGGCTCGGCTCTCCAGGTAAGCAGCCTCTTGGTCCCGGTGCTCATTACAATACCAATGACTCATCTCAACCAGCTTGTGACAACCTGCTGCTCGGCATCGTCTCATCCTTGCCATTAGCTAATATCCAAAGTGTAGACGTTTAAACCATAAGAAATATATTCGACGTTCCAACCTGCATCTTGCAGTTTCTTAATAACTTCATTAACCACTGCAGGATTATAGGCCGACACATCCATATGAATCTTCTGGGGACTATTAAGCTGCAGTTTGATTTGTTTGAATACTTCCGCCATTAGTTGTGCCGCTTTATCTTTCGTCAGTTCTTCTTTATTTGGAATCATGAGCATCGCCTTTCTTATCTGAGCAGTTAATACTCTTTCCGATATTTGATAAATGATTTATTAACCACGGTCATTGCTACTCGTAACCGTCTTGCAGTCGCAGTGTTATCAATTGCTGCCATTGCTAATTCAGATGACACGCACACACCAGTACATTGACGACCATCGAGTTCTTTCGACCTGACCGACAAGCATGTCATGTTGGTATGTTCCTTACTCATATTCTCAGCATCGCGATTATCTAGACATAATATAATGTATTCCAACCTTCGCGCCTCCTCTGCACCAATCATTCAATGACTAAAGCATTTGATTGTGGCATGTATTTGATATGCCAACTGCCAAAGCGTTCGTATACACGAATGACATACATAATCAACGGCCATGAATAGCCATCCACGCTCACCTTTATTGGGTAAGTGACGCCAGCGTTTGCCATTATTGTTTCGTTGATTTTGCCAATCAATTCTTCCGACTGTGGCTTTAGCAACTCATCGCTGCGCATGTCATGTGCATATCTTGTGACAATTGGAAATGGTGGTTCAAATCCAGGTGGCAATTTTAGATCCTTTGAGTTGCTACCTTTGCTGCGCTCCGGAGCAACAACCGGCACATTTATATGATGCTTTCCAAACATCTAATCACCCCACACTTCATGAAATTGTTTGACCTCATCTTGAATGTAATCCTTGGTGTAGCCACTTAGTTGCTTACCAAGTAGCTTACCTGCTCGTTTCTTGTCTTCAACAAATCCAATAGGCCAATCGCTATCTCCACATTCCTCGCAAGGCATCATGGATTCCTCAAGTTCATAGTCATCAATCCAATATAGGTTTCCAGATAAGTGATCGGACATTAGGTACATATCATCATCTCCACAAAAATACCCGACCACAGTTAAGTGATCGGGCTGTATGACAGTCATTTAATTAGTTGATGCTATAAAGATATCACGTCTAAATCAATAAGTCGGCACTATCACGGTCAGACTTTTTTAGTGCTTTTTTGCCGAGGCTCTGGTTTGTCCCAAGCATCCAAGAAATGCAGGGTGTGTTTCAGCTCTGCATGGATTCTCTTGATGGTGGAGTATGAGTACCCGATGCCATCCATGTCTGATATCTCAAGCAGTGACATACCCTTAACGTACTTGTACTTAAGAATTTGGTTCTCAATCCCGTTAAAGTGTTCAATCAAATCAAGTGTGCGTTCACGCAGTGCATAGTCTTCGGCCAACAAGGCTTCAGTCTGTTCAATAACATTCTCGACATTAGCACCATGCGAGCGTTTCTCAATTCGCACATGAGATAGATCACCATCCAACCACCGCCTCAACTCAATCTTGGTTCTCGATAAGTTAAGCTCAAGACTACATATCTCTTCTTCATTGGCCAGGTATGACTCTAGCCAACTAAACCTTGTCTCGCTGTATTTAACTCCCAACTTGGCCACCCCTTATATGCTATGATTGATATATCGGTTATCAATCAAGGCTGCCTTTATAGGTGGCCTTTTTCTTTTACCCAAAGAGATACGATCCAAGTAGTTTAATAATCGCTAGTACTAACAGGATAAACACGGCCGCACCACCGAGACATCCAATCCAGGCACAGCCGCCAGTGACCTTGACAACAAACTTGTTTTCATCTTCGTCATCATTCATTTGTCATAGCCACCTTTCGCGCAGACTGATTCGATTGAGCGACTTGCGTTTCATTAGCTGCTCGCTTGGCCAACATTTTGCGCCGCTTCTTCTTGACTGTGGACTTCTTGTGCTTCTTAACGCCCATTATTTATTTTCCTCCAGCAAATCGGTTTGGCCGTCAGCCTCGCCGTCATCATCAATATCCAACTCAGTCTGGCCAGGAACAAACGTCATGGCCACATAACCCTTCAATACTTTGGCAAAGCCATCACGCTGGCCTTCGAGTTCTTTTGCGGGAATCCGAACCTTGAGTTCAACAATCTGATCATCATTGACCGTCTTTTCTGTTGATGTAAGCACGCTACCATTCACTGTGATGCTGTTGTCTTTAAGTTCTTTCATGTTTGTATCCTCCTATTTTTTGCTTGCCATTAACGCTAATTCACAAACTACCTGGTTCACTTCATTGTTGGTGAGGTCATCATAGGCAAAAAATACCTCTTCAGGCATGTCGCTGCCAAAAACCGCTTGATGAAGATACCACCAACATGTAACAGATCAAGAGTTCCGCTGTCTGAGTAAATATCAATTAAGTAATGCATTAACGTTTTTTGATTGTCATTCATCTTCTTTATCCTCCTACAATTCTTCCACTGTGATTTCAACGCGTGGTGTGGCGCTGTACCACTTTGTGATTGTTGCCTCGACAATCTGGGCGTCGTCCACCCAGACAAGCCCTGTCAGCGGGTCGGTAACAGCCTTGAAGTAATTATCGATGTCGCCTTTAATTGTCGGCCTGATGAAGCCTTGGGCCTTCTTGACTCGTTCTGACTTGCTACCGCTTTTTTGAATAGGTCGATAGACAATTACCTGACACTTTAGCGGCCCAGGCATTGGCTCACCCTGATACTGTTTTTCGGCTGCAGCTTGCACCAGCTTTTTGTATGCTTTGGACTT